CTCTTACTCCTTCTCCTATTAAAAATTCATGCTTTGCTATGGATATACCAATAACTGTTTGGTCATAATCAAGTCTCTTACGAGTATCTTGAAAATGATTCTCGTCAAAGATAGTATTGATAGCTTCCTCTTCAGCAATCTCAATAGCAGGTTTGTAATTTATCTGCATATATAAAGAAAGCTCCTCGTCAGTAGTAGGAAGATCGTCTTCATTAGTAACGAAAGGATTTACTCCTGATCCTTCTTTTATAATATTGAGGATAGGCTTTGCTACCATCTCTCCTTCAACTAAGTCTTGATATCTACTTCTTTTAGATTGAGACATTGCATCTTGAGCATATGCTTTAACCTTAAATAATCGGTCTGACATTCCATTAACAACAACATCTACAAACTTTGGTATAATAGGAACAGGAGTCCAATCTAAGTTAAGGTAAGATAGGTCTCCATCAATAGCCAATTCATTTTTATATTTATTTACAGGCTGCTCTCCTCTTGCATATAATCGCAAGTTATGAAACTCTCTCCACTGTGAATAGTATCTACATGATGTTCCATCTTTCCTAAACCATTCATATTGAATAGCCTGACCAACCTGTAATCCAAATTGCTCAGAGGCTTTCTCTTGATCAGAAGCCAACTGACTTGGGAAGGTGGTATTGAATATATCAATTTGTATCTCTTTCTTCATTTAATTAATTGGCTTATAGATCCATCATTGCTGTATCTTGCGAAGTTAATACTAATTTTTGATTCTTTTTTTTCAGGTATATAGAGGTGTTTTTGATTTGCCATTATTGCTAATCCTGAACTAATTGCAGCATCATATTTAGTTCTATCGTTTATATCAAATTTAGCCCAACTTTCTAATGTTTTTATGAATGGCATAGTACCCATCTCATCAGAAGATCTGTAAGTATTTGCTAAGTCAAATCCTACGTGCTTTTCAATGTAAGATTCTATTGCTGATGCGTGTGCTTGTTTAATGTCTTCAGATGAGTTAGGAATACCTCCAAGCTCTCTTTCTGTTTTAGATAATTTAGTAATTGTCTTATCCGGTCTATTTAATGAAAAGGCTCTATATCCTCTATTTTTTAAATGATATAATAAACGAGGTTTATTATTTTCCACTAACACAGGCATCCCATAAAATACACACGCCATAAGTACATCTTCAAAAAATATTTCAGCAGTCTGAGGTCTTGCAATGTATTCCAAGAAAAATTCATTTGATGGAGCATCATCCATATTGAACTTAGTCATTCCATGAAGTGCTCCATTAGAACCTCTGCCTCCTACTACTGCTGATATATCATAGGGATCACATCCAAATGCTCCAAGATGTTCGTTTGCGGGATACATCAGTCCATTCTTTTCGTAAAACTTATTCTGAAGATGCATTGGAGGTATCCAACTAACAAGGAATCGACCATGTTTGTCGGGAGTCCAAACAACTTTTATGTCTTTCTCTCCATCTTTCCAATGAAAACTACCACGAGTGAGGTAGTGATCTTTAATCATAGAGTCGTTATAGTCAATCTGTTGGTATATCTTAGTCAGATTAAATAAAGATTGTTTGCTTTCATCTCTAAAAGCGTGAGATTCAGTTCTTGGGAACTGACGATAGAACTCATTGAGGGCATCTGAATCGTTCTTCAAAGAATCAACCTCTGCTTCCCAATAGTCTATAGCTCCATTTATTATTGGGTGGTTATCAACACCTCGTATCGGGGAAGTAGGCTTCCTAAAAACAGGCATCCCATACCTATCAATAAAACCTTCCATATTCCACTCCATAGGGATGAATAATGCGTACATTCCACTCTTAGTCTGACCATTTGCATTCCTAACTAATACATTGGAATCCTCAAATAGTTTTTTGAAGTTATCCCCTCCCTTACTAAGAGCATTTGAGGTAGAACCCATCATGCATTTGCCTATAATCTTGCTTCCTAACCTTAAACACGTTTTTGTTACACGCCAATTGTTTAGGATATTATTAGGTTTTAGCCATTTTCCACTCTCGTCATGCGCCAACAACACCAATTTCTCCCCATCATACGAGTTCTCCTCTGTATTTTTCCAATCTATAGTCGTATCTAAACCATCGTACTCGTTAGTAACGATGTCATGCATATTTTTTTTAGTAATCTTTGAAGCCGGAATACGAAAAGCTAATTCTGTCTTAGGCTTATCCATGCCATCCATAATAGGTTTGAAAAAGAAAGGTAACTTGCTATTGATAGGGACGACTTTGTCCGTAAACATCTTCTTTGCATCCGATCCTGTCTTAGAAAGTATGCCTATACGCCCATCTTTTACGCTTGTTCCTATATTAACACACTCGGAAGATGACATAAATGAAAATCCTGAACGTCTAATCTTGAGATAGTCCATGCCAAAGCATCTATTATCAGCCTTACACGCCTCCCAAAAGATCCAAAAGATCCTATTGGCCTCACGATAGTCAGGATATCCGACATCTATACTCGCCCATTGCAAATACATATAGTGAGAACCTGTAATATAGGTGGGATCACCTGCGTTCATGAACCAAAATCCTTCCTCTCGATAGTCAAATTCTTTCTCGATATAGTCAACCCACTTAGTCTTGAACTCTGAAGACATAGTATTCCATTGAAAAATAGAGGATATCTTAGCTAACTCTTTGGGTAGATCATGTCTTTCCCAATATTGTTCTTCTCTTATATTAACTCTCTTAAAGCAAGTATTAGGTTGAGATGGCAGTGCGATATTTAACCCTGCAATATTTACTATATCTCCCACTTCCCCTGTCTTGGAGATAACTACTAAGTCATATTTTTCATTATAGCCATAAAGCCATGTCTTCCCCTTGTTTTTATTTTTAATAACAATAGGAGAAACATAGTCTTTTAAGACACTATAGATTATATTATTTTGACCTTCGTTCAGCAAATCCTTGTTTTGTATCTATCTTGGTTGGTCCATTATTGGCAATTTCAAGACTTTCTTTTTCTGCTTCTATCTTATTTAGTATCTCAAAAGCATCAAAGATTGCCAACTTCTTTGTTGCTGCAGCATTCTTTAATTTATCGGCAGCCAACTCATCATCAGAATTAGGCTTAATGATATCTTCCTTAGCCACTTTTACAAGTTGATCAATGGCCTCATACCCTGCAGCAATAATACTTTCTTTAATTTCCTTCGTAGTTTTCATCCTGTATGTAGTTTAAAAACATTACTTGTACTAATCGTGAAGAGTCTCCCTCACCAAAATTTTTATAGATATTACGAGAATGAGATAACTTAGATTCAAATCCAAATACTCTATTAAACTTTGAGTAGACAGTCATTGCTATATTACCATCTTGATCATATATTGTCGTTCCATCTTCTTTAGGGTGATCCTTGCTAAGATATAATACAAAAGTAAGGTCTCCCATCATCTCATCACTATGGATGAAGTTAGGCTCTTCTTGATTCATTGGTGACTTCCTGACAAAATTATATTGAACTATAAATTCAGGAAAGTACTCCAATGCAAATCGAGCAAACTCGTCATCATTAGATCTCGGTTGTATTCCTTTAAAGACCTGATCTCCTAACTGTACGTCAAAAAAATCTTTCTCTAAAATCTCTTTAACATATCTATCAGGGTTTCTAATGACATTATCCATTAGAGCTAACGTCATAGTTTAATCGTTATTTGATGATCAAACATTCGATATAACTTTTCTCCATCTACATTGAACTCATACTCGCTATCAGGAGCAAAGCATACTTTATCGCCTGCATTTACTCCTTTACTTATAAGGTAATCATTAGCATATTTTACTATACCCATTAATGGTTCTTCAGAAAAAGGTTTCTTAATATATGATTCTGTTGCAGGAATTGGCGTTATAAAACAATACTTATCATATGTAAACCACTTCCCCCCACTCTTATATAAAAAGAACTGATCAGGTTCTATAAAGAACTTATCATCCTTAAAAAAACTCTTGCCACTTTTCTGTCTACCTTTCATATCATTGTAGAATTTGAAAGCATTGTGATGCACCAATAAGGTATCACCGGGAGTAATAGGGCCTTTATATCCAACAGGAACTTCAATAACCTCAGCATATCTATTGGAAAACTTATGGTCTTCTTCTGACGTACTTACTATTAATTCTATTCCTCCTATCTCCTTTGTATTATCGTATCTCTTTCCCTTATTAGGTTTAACGATGAAATAAAATGGTGATTTCATTAATAGTTTATATTGTACTCGATAGAGATTGGCATGGAGGAGTTAAACTCTTTCCATAACACAATCTCTTTCTTTTCGTTTATAATGTAAATGAGTATTGAACTTTTTTTAGAACTAAATTTAATAAGATAGATTTCGTTTGTATCGCTAAGAACTTTCTGCCCTATGATATAATGCATTGAGCCATTCTTATAATCAGGACCAACCGCAATCTTCCTTATGTCCATTAATTAGAAATCTTATTTACCGTTACAATAACAGATGGCGTAGATGGATGCACTGCATTTGCAGCCGCTTGTGCTATAACAATAGCAGTGTCAGTGACAGCCCATATAATTTCAATGTAAGGATTAGCAACTTCAACATCAATAAATACAAAGAAGTTCCAAGATGCTACTAAATAACCTGCATTTGCCTGTACGTTTACGCTTGTGTTTGAAGATACTACATCTACTCCTCCCTTTCTAAACCAAATATCTGCTGTAGCAGAAGCTCCTCCTGTCGTTCTTTGCAATTGCGCAGAAAACTGAATATTGTATTTTCCTGATTCTGCAAAGGTAATTCTTGTAGGACTTCCTGATGACCCATTAACAACTGATATTAAATTTGATAGATCAACAGAATTAAAGATCATTGCATATCCTGTATTTGCTAAAGCAGCAGTCTGTTGTACCTGAGAATGTGCCGCTAAATAAGGAATAACAAAAAGCCCTGTACTAAAAGGAGTCCATATTGGTATTGTTCCCCCTCCATTGCTAACTAATAGACTACCGGGAGTTCCGGGATCTCCATCCATATTTAAACTTCCATTTGCGAAAGTTATATATCTATTAGGATCATCAACGCTAATGGTACATCCATGATTATTGTAATTCACATCCCCAATAGCAATAATTTCTGTTGTTGAATTTGACAATAATCCTGCAGTACTTGTACTTGCTCCAACATAAAGAAGGTTACTGCTAATACTATTTATAATATTAGTGGTATAAACATAGTCAGTCGTGATCCCATTTGTTCCTAAGTCAACATTTGTTGTAGCTCCTGTATATGGAACGTAAATACTTGGCAACAAAGGAAGTATCTCGTTTACAGCAAGATTAATAATATCTCCAACTAAGTAGTTCTTAGTCTCGTTAGCATTCTCGTTGTCGCTGCCTATTAGCCTATCACTAATAGTAACAACACCATCAGTAGCGTATGAACTTATCTTAGCCATCTTATTATTAGTTTAAAGTTAGAAGATATAATGTATTGTTAACTAACCCAAGCATCTCATCCATGATATTCTGCAATTCAGAAGGATAGTTATTTCTTTCTGTATCAAGAGTTGACTGCATCTCCTTTAAATGGGTGATAGCATCTAATACCTTAGATTCCGGAATAACAATCTCTACTCTTTTGAATCGTCCAAAGTAAGTCTCCGTGAAGCTATCTGTTAATCCAAGAATACCATCGTAGTATCCATTTAATGCCTTATGTTCAGCAAATGATGTAGTTTGAAGATGGGCAATATGCATTGCGTCTCTTGATTGGAACAGTGTTCCGATTAGTTTTCCGGGTGTCATGTCTTTATTTTTTTTGAGTTACTTCTCCTGTTTGAATATTAATTACAGAGTCTACACCATATTTATCAATAAGAGCTTTCTCGTGTGTAGAAAAAGAAATCTTTAATTCAGTAATAGCTGATAAAATTTGTTGATTTTGAAGAGCTGTTTCACCAAGAGCAATTTTCATCTTTGTAAATTCAGCATTCATTTCTTGGATTTTTTCCAATTCTTCTTTTAATAGGTAAGTCACTTTTTCCATTTTTTTTTATTTAATTAGAGTCTGATTTGAATAGTTCGTCATTTGAATTTGTAAACAAATTCTTTACTAAGTAACTGATTGCTGCAAGGATACCTGCCTTTGAACTGACAATCAACTGCTCATTTGTTATTGGTTGCCCTGTCTCAATTATGCTCCCCATTATAGATAGCACAACAGTTCCTGCAGCAACAGCAGATCCCTTAATAAGGTCCGCTACGTTTATAGATAAATAAGGTGATTTCATATGTGTGAATATACTGTCTTACCATTTATTTTATATGAACGCAAACATTCCTTCCGGTTTTTCTTTGAGGAGTATGACACATGAACCCATATAGGATTGTCGTCAGTGCCAAATTCCCAAATCAATTGGTCGAAGATAATGTTATTCTTGATGAAATCATAAATCTCAGCCGTTCTTTCTCCACAGCTAATGTCAGCTGCCTGACCAACACAATGTTGACTCGTGCTACTGCTTCCCCCAATTTTTTTATTTAATTCTATTGACCTATACCCACTACTGATTTTAATGGGTTCATCCATATGATCTCTTAATGGCTGAAGGACATTCTTGCATAGAAGCAATAAATTTTTTATCACAAACTCAGAAGGAGTATTGTCAATACCTAATCGAATTGCAGTATTGCTTTCTGTCAACTCCTTTAATGTAAAGCTATTCGTGAGATTCATCGCCCCTGCCCCTTATATTTTTTGAGATAGTTCTTGCTGTTCTTTAACGAACTTGACTTTGTCTTTGAAATAACACCCTTACGCTTAACGGTCTTAGCTATCCTCTTCGGGGCTACGCTTGTCTGCTTTGCCATTATTTTTAAATTTCTGTATTTCGTTAATGGTGCGGACTATTGTGTAAGCAATAGTAGTTATCAGTAGAATGGCAGAAAGCTCCGGTGTAAAATCTCCTAATCTCAATATAACAACGCACAATGTATTTAATCCGTAAACTTTCAAGTCGTCTATTTTTACAATGTCAAGTAACATATTATTATCTTATCGTTTTATTTACCAAAGTGCATTAACTAAAGTTGCAGTTGTACCTGTTGATCTAATTTTTACAACTTGAATTGGTAATGTAGTGCCTGCGAGAACTCCTGAAAAAGTAATAGTTTCACCTCCTATGGTTACAACAGAGACGTTACCTGCTCCTCCTACATATAAAAAACAACCGGTATTGCCCATTCCTGACTGAGAAGACATAGAGTAAACAGTATAGGTTTGTGCTGTTGTTGTAAAAATATCCGCATTCAACGTAAGTTGAGTTTCGCTATCAACACTAACTACAGTTGCTGCTAAACTTCCTGTATCATTATGAACAACATCTCCTATATAAACAGGATTAGTTATAAACTTTGCAGCAGAATTGATTAATTTTAATGCTGTTGCAGTAGTATTAACTCCTGCTGAATTTACTGCACCGGGAAATGCAATATTTGCATTATCTGAAGGATGTGCCCTTAATGCTCTTGAAAATTGTGACTTAAATACTGACATATCTTTTATTTATTATTATAAGGGAACACTCTATTTAATGCATCTTTTCGTGCGTCACAACCACAGTCTTCAATACCAACTGCTTGTGTAACAGCCTTTACGACTTGCTCAACACCTGTTGCTTTTGTTATTTTTGCAATAGTATCTCCAAGTCCTCTACTGCGTACATTTACTTTAACGCCCATACGACAAATATATCAATAATTTTTAGTTATTTTTTTTGATGCAATAGCTACACTCAAAATTACATCTGTTCTTTGTTCACGATTGCACGTCCTGCCATTGGAACAGGGATATTTACGATTGCACGTCCTACTAATTTATCTCCTGCAGGATTTGTTGTTACTGTTCCTGTTACTATAGGTGTTGGGGTAGGTGTTGGAGATAATGGATAGTCTCTTCCTACTGTTTTTTGTGTTGCCATGTTGTGTTTGTTTTTGGATTATATGAAAACTCTGAAGAAGAAAGTCCTGTTTTTTTTGATGCTCTATCCTTTGCCCTTTCAGCAGCAGTCATTGCATTTCTTTCTAAGCCTTTCTTTGTAAATGTTTTTCCATCTGACATCAGATGACCTCTCTTTTGTAATATACTTATAGCAGTTTTTCTGTCGCCTACCTGAGCTGTCAGTCTATTTATTAACTGACCCCTACCCATGAACTTTTGAGTTTGCATAAGTTTTAATATTTACCTCTTCTTCCTTTTGGATTACTTGTTGTTGGACCACCCGGCCCTTTCCATAGATAACTACACGCCCAATGACGTGCCGTTAGTTTGTCACTCGCTGTATCACATTCATGCCTTGCACGAAATGACTTACGAGCAGCAGCCGAATAATTATTGCCATAGCCCTTAGCGCCAAAGTGGATGAGCTTCTCATCCCCTCCGGCACAGGCTTTGACCATCATCTTCTTGCCCGGTCTATCTGAAGGGACAGGATGATTGCATTTCATCTTCGACTTGTCAGCCATTGTTATGCCTCTGAAAAGAAGTCACGACTTTGATATCCCGGATCAGCCGCCTCTTCTTGCGCTGTCCTTTGTGCTGATTCAGTAACTGTCTGCTCCTGAGGAACATCAGCCGCTGTAGTGTCAGTAATTGTAGGATCTACAATTGGATCTGTAGGTTTCTTGAGAGCCATAATTACTTCTTCTTTTTAGCAATCATTGCCATAAATGCTTTCTTCTCAGCAGACTCTACCTTTTTAGGTTCAGCCTTCTCGTGAGCTTTCATTGCACCCTTTGATGGATATTTCTCCATGCCACCGTACTCAGAAATTCCTTTCTTAGCAACGGTCTTTTTAGCAGCAGTCTTCTTTATCATCTTATTTCTTTTTCATGCCCTTGCCTTTGGCAGCGACCATTAGTTTTTTTGTTACTCCGTTCTTTCCGCCTATTGGCATCTTTGATACGTTAGTGCCACCACTTGATGGCATTTGCATACGTGATGATGCAGGTAGACTTGGAATTGCTTTTTTCATATGTTTATTTTTTAAATGATTGTTGTCCTAATCCGAGATTTAAACCACTCAGTTTACCTAAGCCACTTATGTTCTTTGACAATCTATTAGCCTTTTCAGTCTTGTCATTGTCAGCTTTGGTCTTCGTATCTTCGGCTATCTTCTTTGCTCCGATGTATTGCTTCAACGCACTAACATCTGACGTTAAGTCTTTTATACTCTTATCCCTTGCCGCCAATTCGGTTGCCGCTTTATCTAATGTGTCTTTTGAATTTTCAGCCATAATGTTTTAACTTTGGACAAATGTATAAAATAAAATTAAATGAAATTAGAAAAATCAGATTACCTAAAATATTGGAGGGCAGTACGCCAATATATGAAAGTCAAAAACGGAGTCTCTCAGTCTGACTTAGATATTATACTCTTCCTTTATACCGAACCCTACTTCTCAAGAGAAAAATTTAATGAGTTTAATAGACTCCTTTCTTGGGATAAACAGAGGTTTGATAAACTATGCAGAGAAGGATGGATCGAGTCCTATAAAACTGTTATGTTCGGAAGACGTAAGAAATATGGACTATCCTATAAATCAATGCGGATGATCAACTCCATCTATAAAATCCTTGACGGAGAAGAAATACCAACAACTATTGGGGTAAACCCAATGTTTAAGAAAAATGTGAAATATACCGATAAGGTCTATCGGCACTTTATTATGGAAATGCGTAAAGCTACAACACGACAACAACGTCCCTCTCCTGAATTATAGTCAGAGGGTTGTCATTGAGGATCATAGTGTATCCATGTGCTTTGTCGTAGTAGATGATGTCATCTACCGAAATTACCGATACGTCAGTGCCCGGTGCTATCACCTGCCCCTTGCGGTATCTTAACTGATTCGTATCCTCTCCCGATAGGACAAGGCCCGACTCAGTGATGATGTCCTCGTCAATATTTTTGACGATAATATTTTTGCCTATTGGTATCATGATGCTGCTTCGTATGAACGTGCCATTGTTATTATTGCATTGGTACTCAAGATAGTAATGGCTACACTCACCGCATTTTGGAATGCTGATCTCGTTACCTTCAACGGATCTATTACTCCCATCTCGATAAGGTCACCTGTCTGCTGTGTCTTGATGTTGTATCCAAAGCCCTGCTCCGAAATATCACCATATATGCTGCTGACCTCTAACCCTACGTTCTTTAGGATCTGCATCAATGGAGCTTTTAATGCCTCGCTAATGATCATCCCCGCAATCATTTTTTCTTTAACATCCCAATTTTCTACCAACTCATTCAGGTCAATGTCATACAATGCCTTCCCTGCTCCCGGAAGGATGCCCTCCTCCAATGCTGATCGTACCGCACACACCGCATCATCTACTCGGTCATATAACTCCTTTTGCTCAAGGTCCGTGTTGCCCCCTACGTATATAACACCAATGCCGCCCGTAAGGGATGCAATTCGCTCCAAAATAAAGTCCTTATCTGACTTCTTGTTGGCTAATTTATGAGCCTCCCACAACTGATCAACACGAGCTTGGATCTTATCTTGGTCCGAACGAGTGTCCGATTTTATGATCACCGTACTGTCCGAACTTACAATCACCTTTGTCGCATGACCTAAATCCCCAAAGTTAATATGACTCAAATCATCCCCTGTCTTCTCGCTGTAATACGTAGCACCTACGCTGATAGCAATGTCTTGCATCAACTCATGCTGCTTATACCCAAAGTTAGGAGGTGGTATCGCACATACCTTTAAGTTCCCCTTTATTACATTGGCAGCTAACGTGTTAACTACATTTACGTTACACGGAGATATGATAAGCAACTTCTTGCCCTCCGATATGATCGGCTTCAAAACCATCTCCAACTGTAATATGTTGCTAATCTCAATGTCCGCCACCAAGACCATCACATCCTCAAGGATACACTCGTCCTTCTTTTGGTTATTGATGAAAAGAGGCGAAAGATAGCCTCTGTTGACTTTTAATCCTTTAGTGACCTCAGAATACGTCTCAGCTGTTTGGCTGCGTTCTACGGTCACTATACCACTATTGCCGACCTTTTTATACACGTCCGCTATAATATCCCCAATCGTCTTGTCGTTGTTTGCCGAAATAGTCGCCACATCCGTTAACATCGTCTTGCTGACCTTTCTGCTGCCTTCCCTCAACTTCTCCACCACCTTGTCTGTTATCTCCACCATGTAACGCAAAACCTCCGTTCTGTTGTGAGTAGAGTCAATCATCCTGTCCCCCGCCATCACCAACGCCTCCGTTAAAACAATAGCTGTTGTCGTGCCATCTCCTGCACTCGTTGCCGTTTTGTCCGCAGCCTCCCGTAACATCTTAACCGCTAAATTCTCAACAGGATCTATCAAATCAATAGCCTTCGCTACCGTAACCCCATCCTTCGTTACCGTGATGCCATGCGTATGCTGCGGTGATTCAATAACAACAGTGTTGCCGCCCGGACCTAATGTGCTCTTTACAGCCATCGACATCTTCCTGATGCCATTGATTAACTTAGCCCTGCCCTCCGTTTCAAAATGTAAGTCCTTTGGACTGTATCCCGATTGATTCATAATTTGATTTGATTTGATTTGATTTGATCCGATTTATTCCGATGCCACAAATATACTGATTTGATTATACCATCCAAATCCTAATGCAAAAAAACCCATGTCGAAAAATATATAATTCCCCTATACTCTCTCTCTATTATTTACCTCCTTTTATTATTATTCTTTTGAATACAGTTCATTCTTAAAATCGACATTTTCGACATTAGTATTAATAATCAATTAGTTATCTCTTTAAAATCGACATAAAATCGACATTTAATGTACATAATTTATAAATTATCGACATAAAATGACCACTTTACCCAAAAAAAAGAGGAGGTAATCAGCCTCCTCTACACAAATCACAAGAAAAAATCGGGACTCTTAATACCGAACACTCGGTCCGGAATACATATCGACATGGTCGCATTCCATCATCGAAGACCTCATGGCCTCCGAATATATCGCTACCTTTTGCGCTACCTTTGCCGCTTTCTTTAACTCAACAGCCTTCGCTATCCATGTCCTGTCGTCAGGTCTGTTGTTGATTAACATGCCGCCCTCTACCTTTAATCCTCCGCCTGTGTTGTTGGCGTAAATGCTTCCCTTGATTACCATAATCCTGAAGTTTAAATTGTTTAGGCAAATATATGAAAGATTCTTATATGCGTAATGTCGAGGTAATATACCGTTTTGCGTCAGCGGTGGCGGAGGGGAAAGCGATATTTTTTTCGGGGGTGGGGGTGTGAAAGTGTCGGCTGCTGCTGATATTTTTGGCTTTTCATGGTTACGTAAAACACATAACGGATTTCACATAACGGCAGTATATAGCATGATCCCTCATTACGTAAAACACGTAACGGGTTTCACGTAACGTATTAACGTAACGGGTTTCACGTAACGAATGCAATTACGTAAAGTACGTAACGCTCAATACGTTACGGGCTTTACATAAAGTAAAGATTTAAGGCAAAAGAGTACGTTACCCCCCCCCCTTGTTTACATTCACTTAATTAACTACTTTAAGTAATACTACCTAACTAACTGATTTGCAAAGCAATATAAATAAAAAGTAAAAATAAATCATAAATGAGTGTATACACCTACATTTTTTACAAAGTTTTGATTTATCTTTGCTTTGTTGTTGATAGAGATATGAATAACAACAAAAGTAAAAAATGAGTGCATTTGCACTATCTTTGCGTTATAGTTATTTGATTAATGAAAGTAAAAAAAAATAGGCTTGAAAAAGTCGTGGACGAAGTATGTCTAATTGATAAAAATAAAAAATCACTCCTATAGGCGTGAAAATATAAAAAACAATTAACACTTAAAAAACTAAAAAAAATGGAAACAATCGAGAAAAACATGGAAGTGTTCAACACTTACCTAAAAGAAAATGCTATTCAGTTTGAGACTGAAAAGATTAAGGAATTTCACTACAAATTAGAGGGTAATTCAAAAGACAATTTAAGAGACTCGATTTATTTGGGGCAATTATTTGAAAAAGTAAAAGCAATCTTTTTGAGTCCCGAAAGTAAACAGGAGCGCAAAAATCTAGGCCTAAAAATAGGAGTAAAATACTTTTTGGAGCAAAATTTTCTACTTTCTGAGGGATATATTAATAAACTGATACAAGGTTTCAATAATAAGGAGAAGTTAGATGATTATTTAAAAAATGGTCATATTGGTAAAAGTATTTCGGTTGAGAACTTCCTAACTTATTGCAATCCTAAAAAAGAAAAGGAAACCGAAACGACTGAAGCCGAAACGACTGAAGCCGAAACGACTAAAACCGATTTCGATACTTTGATTGACGACATCGAGAACGCATCTAACTATACAGAGGAAGCCGCGTTCGGGGGTATTACATTAACTATTAGTAAAGCAAGCCGCGAAGATATACTCAAAGCAATTGAATATCTACAAAATAAGGTTAATTAATTAAAAAAGTATTGCAAAGGTACACCCCGACATTTGTCGGGGTTTCTTTGTGTTTATTTTTTTTTACCAAAATTTCACACCTATAGGCGTGATTTTTTGGTGCATTAAAGAAACAGAGTCGAGTCGATCAAAAGCAGTGCAAAATCTCTGATGATAGTTGCCTACAAGTTACCAAAGGTAGTGGAATAGGAGCACAGAGTAAAAGGTGGAAAAGTTAGGACGTTAAAAAATCACTCCTATAGGCGTGAAAAATATAAACCAACAAATTAAAAACTAAAATCAAATGACATTTAACGGCAAACAAAATGACATTAGAATAGACTTGTTAGATATTCTATATGTAGAGTTACCCGACTGCAATTTAGGATTCGAGATACCTAAAAAGCAGGTAGTAAAGTGGGTAATGCCATAGGATGTCCTGATAGGTAAGATGTGATGAGTATTAGTTTTGAGTACAACTAATAGCAACTGAGTGCAGAGGGATAATTAAAATTGATAACTCTTAAAACACAGATATAAAAATGAAAAAAATCATTGGAAATGCATTCAGTTTGCAAATGCTAATCGACCCCATTGCAAACATCAGTATAAATCCTATTGCAAAAGAGGATATACCATTCGATCAGTGTGAATCTGCTATAGGTCATCAAGACCTTGCAGATCATTTAGGTGTACCTATGAACAGGGTAAATACTAAACTATCTAACAAAGATGTTTTGTATGTTGCTCAGTTTATGGGCGGTAGACTGCCAGAAGGCACTACTATGTTAGATGCTGAAAAATTAGGATTGTTGCAGTTCTTTGAGATAACTATAAGTTATCCAGCGATAGAGTAATAAGGAGGGAGTAATCTCTCCTTCTTTTATGAAATGATTCACTTCGTTCATCAGCTTGAGTTATAACACATTGCATAGTCAGACATTAAAAGATTATTTCTACCTAGTTATATCCAGGAGAGGTAGTTTAATTGTTCCTTATTGAAATAATTAATCAATATAAAATTCCTAAAAGTGAGGTTCTTATGGTAAAACATAAGTTTGGTATGGATAAAAACCTAATCTACATTGAGCGAGGATGGAACAAGTAATCTTTTTAAAAATAAACAGGCTGAGACCCTGCTCTGTATGTGCACATATACGAACTGTAATACAACCAAGTAATTAATGGGGAATACAGTAGTGCAAAAAGATCAGTATTTGTAACTAATTACTACAAGTATGCGAACCATGATCACGATATAACATTGGAAACTTGGTTATATTATTTAAATCCCTAACAATTCTAGTTATCACTCAATCACTATAATCTGCCTTATCAATGCACCATAACTCACTTCCCAAGGGTGAGCAGTCTACTAAAAAATTACCACTTTAATGTGGAGACATAGTGGATTGAGTGCAGAGGGATAATTAATAAGTCAAACCTTAAAACCTAAATATATGACACAATTTCACATTTACCATTCTATTGGTATCAACAAGTTTGAAGAAGTAGAGAACCAATCAAGAG